TTCTACCGTGACGATTGTTCCGCAAGCCGGATACTTTGGTAATGCAGCCACAGCCAATGCTGTGATTTCTCCTATTGGTGGCCACGGTGCCGATCCTGTATCGGAATTAGGTTGCAACCACATCATGTTGTCTATTGAGATTGATGGCAATGAAAATGGTAGTATACCAACAGACATGGCTTTCCGGCAGCTGGGGATTATTGTCAATCCATTATTGAAAGATGGTACATTACCTTCTGCTGATGTTTATACTATGGCCGATTTAGCAACCGTATCAATAGGCTTAAATTCATTTATTCCTGGAGAAACTGTATACCAAGGGCAATCATTGGCTGCGGCAACATTTACTGCTACGGTAAGTTCTTTTGATTCAGGAAACAATGTGGTTTCGTTGATAAATACTGTAGGAACCGAGAGTTTAGGTCAAGCACTTTTTGGTGTTACTTCATCCACTTCAAGAGTAATTCTGCAGTACACACCAACAACATTCTCTGTTGGTTCAGGATATGTAATGTATTTTGAAAACAGAACACCGATTCAGCGTTCACCTAATGGCAATGAGCAACTAAGATTAGTTTTAAGATTCTAATGAATAGAGTTAATCCTTATGTCTATCAACTGATTCACAAAATTACAGGTGAGTTTTATTTTGGCTCACGCTGGGCTAATAAGTTAAATGCTGTTGAAGATTTAGGTCATAAATATTTTACCAGTTCCAAGGTTATAACTCCGGTGTTTCGTGAGTTTGATACTGTTATTATCGCTGAGTTTTTTGATAAAGAGGACGCTTACAGATTTGAACAAGACCTGATTAAAGAGCATTGGAAGCATCCTTTATTGTTGAATAAAGGTTACCAAGGCAGGTCTGGAATAGTTCATCATAAGGCGAAACATAGTGAAGAAACTAAGTTAAAGATAGGCTTGGGGAACAAAGGCAAAAAAGGCAAGCCATGTACGCAGGAGCATAAAGACTACTTGCGTAGGCTAGCCAAAGAAAATGGTTGGCGTCCACCTAACCGTAAAGGTATAGCATTAACGCCGGAACATAAAAGAAAGATATCTATAGGCCACACAGGTAAGCATGTAGATGAATGGACAGGAAGTAAAAATCCAAAGTATAAAAAAGGTTACCTAATTGCTGGAGAGAAAAATCCAAATGCTAAAAAATGGGAACTATATTGTAAAGAGACCGGCCAAACAATGATAATCAATGATTTAGTTGGCTATGCTAAAGAAAATAATATGAGATACTCTACGGTTTATTCTTGGCAAAACCAATATATAAATGGAATACAAAGACTTAGGAAAATAGAAGAATGATTAACTATGACGCTCAGCCCTACTGGGACGATTTTGATCCCACCCGGAATTATCATCGGATCCTATTCCAGCCAGGTCGTGCAGTACAAGCCCGTGAGCTAACACAGTCTCAGACTATCCTTCAGAATCAAATCTCGCAGTTTGCTTCAGCAATCTATTCGCAGAACACTCCGGTATCCGGAGGAAAGCTTACGACTAACCTCAAGTGTCATTACATTAAACTGAATACCACTTACGCAGGTTCTTCTGTATCAGCCACCAAGTATCTCAATCAAACTCTAACTGATTCTACTGGCACTATTAATGCTCGTGTGATTGCTGCAGCAGAAGCCACAGGTACTGCTGTTACTGCTGGTGATCCACCTACATTGATTGTAACCTATTTGTCTGGCCAGCAGTTCTCTGATGGCATGACCATCTATGTTCAGAATCCAGCATCTGTTTCTCCGGTAGCCACCACGATTGGTGTGCCTGGCGGTACTACTTCTGTTGGTGATTCTTCTGTTGCTTCTATCTCTGCTGGTGTATTCTATGTTGTCAACGGATACAACTCTGTATTGAGCGCTACAGGTGCTTCACAATATTCAATTGGTAACTTTGTCAATGTATTACCTCAGACAGTTATTCTGGACAAATACGACAACACACCTTCATTGCGTGTGGGCTTGGTGATTACCGAGAAAACAGTTACAAGTAACGATGATCCTACTTTATTAGATCCGGCTGCTGGTGCGTCCAACTATCAGGCTCCTGGTGCTGACCGGTATCAAATTACATTAACACTTGAAACTCGTCCTCTGACATTAGGTAATGATGATACCTTTATTGAATTGCTCAAGACAACTACAGGTCAGATTCAAAATCAAACAGACACCACAGTATACTCAGCAATTGATGATTACTTTGCTAAGCGTACCTATGATACCAATGGTGACTTTGTTGTTACCGATTTCAGCATTACGCCTACCGCTAATGTGGCTAGCCCCGCTCAATATGATATTCGCATTGGTAAAGGTGTGGCTTATGTGCATGGTTACCGTTTGGAGAACCAAAGCGATTTGGTATTGACCAATGACCGTGCTAGAACTACCGCTTCTCAAAATACCAACTCTGTCTATGTAGACTATGGTTCGTATTTCTATGTTGATACAGTCAATGGTGTGTTTGATACTACGATTGGCGCACCAGTAGACCTCCATATCGTTCCTACATCAAGTATCGTATCAACAAACACGACAACGTATTCTTCTACTTTGGCTGGTAAGGGTTTCATTCGCAATCTGAATTATGACCACAATACTTCTGATGCTAATACCATTTCGTATGTGTATAAGGCATATGTCTATGATATTACCGCTAACACATTAACTGGTACTGCTGCAAGTGGTACTGGTACCACAATTACTTTTGCCGATACAACCGGTAAGTTCTCTGCAGCAGCCAATGCGTATCTCGGTGTGAACCTCACGATTGATTCAGGTGTAGGTACTGGATACTCTGGTAAGATTGTAAGCTATAACGGTAGCACCAAGACTGCTACAGTATCACCAACATTCTCTGTGGTGCCTACGACAAGCTCTAACTTCTCGTTACGCTTTGGCACCAAGGATGTTGAGACGATTGCTAACACAACCTCCGGTACCACAACAATTGTTTCCACGGCTGGAATTAATCTTGAAGGTAAAGTTGGTGGCTTGGCTTCTGGTGATACCATCTATGAGAACCCAAATTATCCTGAATTGATTTACCCATTAGGTTATTCTTATGTCAGTCAGGTGAGCAATGCTAGCTACGAATCAACACAAGTATTCCGTAATCTAGGATTTGCTGGTTCGGCTGGAGCAATCTCATATACCATCACATTGCCTTCTGCGATTCAAACTTCAGTAGACTTTGTTGGTGGCACCGGAACAATTAGCACCGACTCTGTTAAGCAGAACTATATTGTTATCAATACATCAACAGGTAACATTGTTGACTTCTCATCTTCTGGTAATACAGTCTACATTTCTCCAGACAAGAACTCAGTTACCTTTACTGCTAACGTAGCATCACCATTTACTGCGTATGTGATTGCTAAGGTAAACATTACCGATGCAAGCTCCACGGTCGCACTAAAGACCAAGACATTGGTCACAGCAAACACAACATTGGTTTCTTATAGTGGACCTGATGGTGTGATTTCATCAAACACTTATGTTGATTTGACCAACGCACAGGTGTATATTAAGAATGCTAACCTTAAACGTGCAGGTCAAAATCAATATCTGTATGTAACTGATGTCAAGCGGATTGTAAAGATTATTGATACAGGAGCTCCTGGCACCGTACCAACTCTATCAATGCTGACCGGTTCAGCCAATGATGTTACTGCTAATTACTCATTCAATAATGGTCAGCATGACACCTATTATGGCCATGCCTTCTTATCATTAAATCCTGGGGCTCCATTGCCTAAGGGTAATATTTTGGTACTGTTTGACTTCTACAAGCACAGTTCAACAGGTGATGGATACTTTAGCTACGAATCGTATCGTAACTCCGGTGAATCTTATGGTAGCATGCCAACTTACACCAGCAAAAATGGTGCCAATTATAATTTGCGTGACTGCGTTGACTTTAGACCTTGCCGCAAGAATGGTACCGCAAGTTATGTGCTTGAAGTGTCTGCTGATCCGGCTGCCACAGGATATACTGGTACATATATTCCCCAAGACCTTACACAGTTCGCAAGCGACTACTCATGGTATCTTGGACGTAAAGACCGCTTGGTGCTCAGCAAAGACAAGAGCTTCCAAATTGCCAAAGGTAATCCAGCAGTCAATCCAATTCTACCAGTGCAACCGGATGGTTCATTAATCATTGCAAATCTATCGCATGATCCGTTTACCACTTTCGTTCCTTCTGAAACACCTAAAGGTGTATTGCCGAATTTATCGGTAGAAAAGGTTCAGCATCGCCGTTGGACAATGAGCGACATCTCTGACTTGCAAACACAAGTTAATAACATTGAATACTATACTTCATTGAATGTGCTTGAGCAGAATGCTAATGCACTGCAAGTAGCAGATAATAATGGATTGAATCGCTTTAAGAATGGTATTCTAGTTGATGACTTTAGTTCTTATGGTACTGCTGATACGGCCAATCCGGATTTCAATGTATCTATTGACCGAGTTTCTAAGCAGATGTCTGCAACACAAACAGTTACAAACTATCCGCTGCAATCAGCATACGTTGTTGAGAGCTTAGGTAACATTGATATCAATACTGAGGCTAGCTTAGGATTCCATATCAATAACATTGGTAAGACAACTAACTACTTCTCGTTGCCTTACACCACAACACCTATCATTACGCAACAGTTAGCTTCTAACACAGTTAACCTTAATCCGTTTACCACACCGGTCTACCAAGGCACTTGCTACCTGAATCCTCCGATGGACAATTGGGTAGATAACAAGAAGGCTCCTGACCTATTGCTGGTGGATCCTAATCTACAAATCTATCAGCAGAGCAATACGCTGAACGTATTGAATGTTACCAACTGGCAGACAATTCCTGGTACGCAGTACACAACCAATGCCGGTACAACATACACGATTGGTCACAACATCAATCCATCTCCATTTGGATATGTTGGTTACTCCACAACGACTAACAATACTTTTGCTAGCCAACAGTCACAGACAACCTTGGGGTACTGGAGTAATCTAGGCTCATCATACAATCAGTCTAATGGATTTATTACCGATGTTTCAATTCAACCATACATTCGGCCGCAACAGTTAATCTTCCGTTCTAAGAACATGAAGACTAATACACCTGTCAGCACATTCTTTGATGGTGTAAACATTGACAAGTATATTATTAATCCGGACATTGTTGAGTTGACCAATGTATCTGGTACATTTAATGAAGATGATGTCATTGGATACTATGATACGATACGCAACGTATTCTTCCCGGTTGCTACCGTGGTTGCTGTGTATGTCTATCCTAATAGCACTAATGTCCGCTTGTATATTACAAGTAACTTCCATACTAGCTTGACTAACTTTAGCACCGGTACAGTTTCAAATGCTTTCTTTGATACTGCCGGTAACTACATCAATAGCACCGCAAGCGGTACAAGCGCACAAGCCAATATTGTTTCATTTAACAATTCAGGTTATGTTTCATCTGTTGG